AATTTGGTAGAGTTTTGTTCTCTAACATGGAAGAAGATTTGCTTTACTGCTAGTCCTCTTTTTTGGCTTACTGAGATGTAACTAGACAAATCAATTCTACCATATACAGTCGTTCGATCTCCATTCGCATCGAGGTCAAACTCCATGCGGTCTCTCAAAATAATATCACCCTTATTCTTGGTCATGCTCCAATGGAAACGGAGGGGTCTAATAAACATAGTGTGAAAAATACACTAGGTGTTTAAACTTACATTCAGGGTTTATCTAGGTTTGACCGATGGACATTGATTGCCGAAGGGCGAGGAAGGTTATCCAATGACTCGGGGTAGGACTCGACGAGGGTGATCATCTCGCTAGGCAGGAGAACAAAAAATATGGCAGGAAAAAAGAAACCAGTATTTGGTCAATTAACCCTAACCGGTGAATTGGCTGTTGATTGGATGAAAGCGGGTACTGAGGTTATCATCGGAAAGGTCGAAATTGGACCAATCGGTGCATTCCCTGAGTATAACATACCAGATTGGGCAAACGAACGAACAGGCGACATTGCACTGATTCATACAGCGAACAAGTATGATAATCCAGTGCTGGTCACTCAGCGTTCGATCCTTCGGGCACTAGAGATTTGGTGCGTCGATATGGAAACCCAAGGGGCTAAGACCGAAGTGGCTAAGTCCGGATCTGGAATGAAAGGTGTTTTGACCATCGTGGAAAACAACCCGACTTTCATCTTTGAAAGAGACGAAACAAAGGGACAATTTGCACCCTATGAAATGCGTCAAATAAACAAAAAAGAGTGAAATAAAACACCTTTTGGTAATCCGGCTCTCGGTGCGTTTCGACGCACCGGGGGCCTTTTTTTAATTTTAAAAAAACCAGGCATTTCAAGCTTGCCAATTTGGTTTTTAGATCGTAAAAAAAAACAATGTCCATCGATGATTTTGGTTTTCCTTAATTTCCTTCCGAGTTCCTTGGCAATCTGCAGGAACTTGTTATCGATTCCTTTGAGTTTAAGGCCTGTTTAACAGAGTTCTCCTTCTAATACATCGATGGGTAGCACTAAGAGTGTCTTTTCCATCTATGACTATCGTATGAACGAATGTTCATAGTAACCTATACTTGGATCCTAACTGTAGCCAAGGGTCTCGGAAGGAGAAAATCAGGTGACAATACTAGCAGGGAGCCCATCAGTATCATACATAACCGTGTTTCCATTTCCAGAAAACTTTGTCGGTGGCGGATACGGTCTAATTGCCCCGCTAGTAACACCAGCCGCAGACATGACACTGATCCAATCAGGGATGTTTGTTGCCGTGTCACCGAATGCTGAGTCGTAATTCACCATTGAAGTCGATTGTTTGTACCGTGTTCTAAACCCGGTTATGTTATCCATGTCTTGGTAAGCAGCACTTGCCAACCGATTGAAGTATCTTAGCGCATTTGCAGAGGTAACCATAATCTCAGGTCGCACACCGCCAAACTTCCACATAGGGAAAGATCGGCCTGCCGCCGATGATGGCAATAGGATTGAGTTCACAGTGTCCGACATAACACGACATTGGGCCTCAAGTTTCTCTTTGTATTGACCCATTGCGGTTTGAACGGAATCGACGGTAGTAACTTCTAACTTAAGATTGAATGAAAGTTTGACATCTTGTTCCCATCCTTCCTGTGTCCAGATCATACATGTAAGGTACACATGTGGTGTATACCAAGAATAATCATTGTTTTGTGCGCTTTGCGGGTTGGGGAACTCGGTGGACAATAAATGGTAAGTAGTCCATTCTTCATCTCCTGCTCTGTTCTTGTTAATATCAATCCGCTTGTAGAGAACAGTATTGTCCCCTGCATAAGGCCCCATTCCACCCATAGGAATCGCTGTTAAATTGGCGACATCTTCTGTTGGCCCGAAATTGGACTTGGTAGGAGTGATCGGGTACGGTGTGACATAAATAAGTCTAGCACACGGCCCTGAGTTTGGTCCTGCCCGGCCAGCATTAGTGAAGATGGTTGCGTTATCATCAAAACACTCGACGCTTTTAATTTTGAACCGTTTCCCTTGAGGCATGTTGATCCTCTTCTGAACTAAAGCTAACGATTGAAAACCCTCAGCGTTAGGTATAGCGGTCCCGGTTAAGATTTCCCTTACAGTGTGCATTGGCATTACTTCTTCCTCCCTTTACGATAAGCGACTCCCATGCGACGAAGGTCCAATTGTCCCTTACGCTTCCCTGACTTGAAGAAAATCTTGTTTTTCTTGACTTTGATATATCGTTGCCATGCTGATAGTTTTCTCTTCTTAGGAACGACATCCAACATATCGACTACCGCCACCGATTCCATATAGTCGGTTGGAAGGATCGGTTTTACAACTTCACCCTCTTTAATCAACATTTGAAATGTCGGTTCTCTGCCTGCTAGCATAGACGAATACTGGTATGCTGGTATTGCGATCATATCACAAGGAATAACTCGCTCACCATCTGCCATGAGGAATCCGATAGTACCCCCGACAAGTGCGCCACCAACAGCACCAGCAGGACCACCAACCGCAGCACCCAAGGCGGCACCTTCGACGGCACCGATCCCAGCCTGAACATACGCATTATCTGTGACCATGTCGACACTTTCGGCAAGGGCAACTGTTTTGGCACCTGCTCCCGCCTTTTTGAGTCCTGATGTAGCCTTAGAAACACCCTTTCCAATGACTTTGCCTTTTACCATTCAAAGACCCCCTTAGAGGTCTTGTGCCTGACTAAGCATGTCGTTCATTCTATCCTGTGTCACCTTAACTTCTTCAGCAATAATTAGGATGTCGATCTCTAGGGTATCATCAGTATTTGCTAGCCACTTATCTGCTGCTACACCGATTAGCAAATCCGAAACCAATGTATAGCCTTCAGGATGCAGATCCATTGGGCCATAAAATCGGTCTGTGTAAGCGTAAGAAGTCCCTACTTGGGCAGTAGAACCACCAGCACCATCATTGGTTGGTGAAGTCTGAGAAATAAACTCACGAATACACAGTACATCGGGACTTGCGATCCCAACATCAGCGGCGTTTTCGTAGGCTCTACTGGTTGCGTATACCTTCAATCCGGCATTGTGACCATCTGGGTCTGCTAATTCATCAGCGACCATCCAATCCCAAATCCCTGTGTTTGCTAATTTGGTAGAGTTTTGTTCTCTAACATGGAAGAAGATTTGCTTTACTGCTAGTCCTCTTTTTTGGCTTACTGAGATGTAACTAGACAAATCAATTCTACCATATACAGTCGTTCGATCTCCA